TAATCAAAATGTCCCTGGTTCGAGCCCAGGTGGAGGAGTTACTATTCATGTATTATGAAAAAACTCGATATTTTTCCGACACCCTTACATTTCTTTAATATCGGTGATACCCAAGAATTTTTAGATTGCAAAAAAGATTTGGTAGAAGGTGTTGTTTCTGAGTGGGACGAACAAGCAAGACCATATGATTTATCTGTAACTACAGATGATACTTTGCATTTGAGAGAACCTTTTATTGGATTATCTAAAATAATTTTATCTAAGGCTAAGTTAGTATTTGATGACCTTGGATTAGTGCGAGAATCTGAGAAAGTTGTCTGCATGTGGTCAAACATTTCTATTGCAGAAAGTAAACATCAGTTACATTTACATGCAAATTCGTATTATAGTTGCGTTCTGTATTTTTCATGCCCTCAACCAAATCCAGGATTTTTTGGAGTAAAAGACCCTAGACCTGGGTTGATGACTACTTATTTTGAATATGAAAAAGATAATCAGTATTCACAAAGAACTATAGATATTTTACCAGAAGAAGGATTACTAATATTTTTCCCCTCTTGGTTAGAGCATGGCGTTCAAAATGGATATTTTCCTAAAGAGCAAAAACGTATTTCGTTGAGTGCTAATATTATGCCAGTCGTTAATATTACTGATTATACTCATCGTTATCATTACCAATGAAAATAACTTTATACAAAGAACCATTTCATTTTCTTATTCTCGATAATGTTTACACTGAGGATGAACTTAAACTTATATGGACTGAATTAGACTACTTGTATGCAGTAAGAGATTTATTTTTCTTGAGTCCAGAAAAAACTAAATCTGCTACTGATAGTGAAGGTAATCTTTTAAAAAATAATTTTGGTAACTTCTTACAAGGATTTTATACAGATAGAAAATATTCTCATTTAATGACCCTTAATCAAAAAATATATGGTGATGATGTTATACGTCATCCAGATTCTTGGTTTTTCAATCAAGAATTTAATGCTGAGGGAACTTTAATATCCTATTATGAAAATGGTGGATACTATAAACCTCACAATGACAATGCGTTACTAACTGCATGTACTTGGTTTTGGAAAGAACCAAAAAAGTTTACAGGGGGCAACTTTAAGTTTTCGGAATACGACCTACAATTAAAGATACAAAACAACTGTGCAGTAATATTTCCATCACATATTTTCCATGAAGTAGAACCAGTTTGTATATCAGAAGAATATGCAAATCAAGGGTATGGTAGATTCTGTATGACTCAATTTATTGAACGATTTCGCACTCAACCCTAAATATTTTTAGTTAGAATTTTGCATTGTAATGAAATCCATTTATATTGAGCATGACTTTTTATCCGAATATGAGTGTAACGCAACAATTGCTTTCTACGAAGCATTCTCACATAAATCCTTTCACTACAAAGATAATAATTCTTTTCCCATTGGATTAAGAGATTTTAGTGAACTTGATGAAATACATGATCGAGTTCAAATTGTGTTGCTAAAATTGGTCAAAAAAAGTATGTATTGGATAACCATGAAGTTGTGAAGTGGCCACCAAAATCTAAAATGTCTATGCATAAAGATTTTGATATTGATGAATGGAGTGCTATTGTTTACTTAAATGATAATTATTTTGGTGGAAGAACTTTATTCGAAAATGGTATTGAAGTGAAACCTCAAAAAGGAACATTGATTGCTTTCAATGGATGTAATTTGAATCATGGAGTCTCTGAAATTCTAAATGGTGATAGGTATACCTTAGCGTATTGGATTAAAGAAAATGGATAATATATTTGAATTGGGTAAATGGGATATTACCACAGAAATTTTTATGGATAGTAAGATTATTACTATTGAAAATTTTTATAAGTATCCTAATTTAGTAAAAGAATTTACTATTAATCCACTACCAAATTTATGGAGAGCAGAGCATAGTGAAACCCGTAACGGTTGTTTTTACTTTGATAGAAGGAGTCAGATTGATTTAACAAATCAACACTACGAACAACATAAACGTATTTTTGATATTTTTTCTCAATTAATTGGGCAACCAATAGGTGAGCATAGTGGTAATTATCGTTATATTAGTAATGTTACGAAATTTTTAAAGCATTCCTTTAATAATATTGATGAATGTTATTGGTGGCCACATAGGGATAAGGGATACAATGCTATTGTGTCTTTAAATGATGAATTTGGAGAATCCGAATATCCTGGAACTGCATTATTTCATCCAGAAGATGAACAAGCAAGGACAAATGAAGGTGTTAATCCATGGGTATTAAAAAAAGATTTTAACCTTGTCAAAGACCTTAAAGCAAACTATAATAGGTGTGTGCTGTTTGATGGGAAAAAATTTCCTCATGCAATGCATATAAATGACTATAGATTTTTTGATAAATTCTATAGAGTAAATACCGTTCTATTTTTTGAGCAAAATGTCTAACCGCGAATTTATTGACAACAATGGCAACAGATGGACTTGGGAAGAAACTCCTGAGACTATTGAAGCACTGAAAAAACTGCAGAAATCGGTTACGGAAGCAAATGTCAAAATCTTAAATGGTGGACCTGTAGCACCAAAGAAACTTAATGCGCCCAAGAAGTGAGTTTCAACATGGTGGACTAAAACCAACGTCCATCAATCTTCTCCGTTTAATTTCTGAGTTGGAAGGATGTTACCAACTAACAAAGTATATGGCATTTGACGAAGATAATGCTATAATAGATGAAATGAAGACTAGATACTACAAATTGTATTTCAAAACCACTAAAGAGGAAAAAAATGTCTGACTCTATTACTGACTATTGGACTGCAAAACCTCCTATTGAGGGTCGCCCTGACATTCAAGTTTCTGAAGAATATTGGGAAAGAGAGTATGCTAGGCAGCGTAAAGACCGTATGAATGATGCTATTGATGACTATCTTCACGACGAAAAAGTTGATGCGCGAAGGACTTATGAAGAAATTTTGGCGTGTATTGATGAAAACATTCAATATCATAAAAAATTCTATGATAAAGCAGTCGAACTCAAATCCCTCATGCTCGGACACAGAGAATGTGACCTCCTTGAATGTGCAGATTCCTTCGCATCTGCAGAGTGAGTGGGAATCATATCTTGCAGTATGTGCATCTCTTGATGTAGAACCCAACGCAAAACGATTTCTTAAATACAATGAACTTTATCCGTTATGATTAATCATATCTGTGTCGTTGGTGGTGGAACATCTGGGTGGTTGTCTGCTGCATATTTAAAAAATAAAAATCCAAATGTAAAAATAACCCTTATAGACAAAGAGCAGGGAACTCCAGTTAGTGTTGGTGAAGCAACAATTTTGACATTCATCCCATTCATGGAAGAGTGTGGATTTGTAATAACTGATTGGTTTAATGAAATTAACAGTACATATAAGTCTGGTATTTTATTTACTGGATGGACTAAAAACTCTGATGTTTGGCACCCATTTTACAATAATCCAGTATTAGATAACTATACTCTTCATGATGTTTGGTTAAATTCAAGCAAAAAAGACTTTACTCTTCATGCATTACCATTTTTAAAAGAATCTGTAGAAAATAAAATTGTAGAAAAATACATTGATGCATATGCAGTTCATATGGACTGCTCAAAATTAGTGTCATTTCTAAAAAGTAAAGTCAATGTAGAATATATTGAGTCTGAAGTCAAACAGTTTGATGGTAAACACTTGCATTTGAATAATAGTAGTATAGTAACAGCAGATTTGTATATTGATTGTAGTGGATTTAAATCAATTCTAAAAAAACAAAACAAAGTATCTCTTGAAGGCAGATTATTCTGTGATACTGCAATTGCAGGACACGTTGAGTACATTAACAAAAGTGTTGAAAGGAGACCTTTTGTTATTTCTGATATGGTTGACCATGGATGGGTCTGGCATATTCCTGTTCAAACAAGAATTGGAACTGGATTAGTTTTTAATAGAAGCATTACTCCAATCGATACGGCAAAGGAATATTTTCAACAATATTGGTCTGGAAGAGTTAGAAAATTAAAAGTGATTGACTGGACTCCTTATTACTCTACTAATATTTGGGAAAATAATGTTGTTTCTATAGGTCTTTCTGCTGGATTTATTGAACCATTAGAAAGTACAGGAGTTGCATTAATTACTGATGGTTTGCAAAGATTGCAATCTAAAATTTCAATGCGATTTTATGATGATAGCGATATAAATGCTTACAATTTAGAAATGTCTTCTGTATTTGAAGATGCTGTAGATTTTGTCAGTATGCATTATTCAAAACCTTGGAAAGATACTAAGTTTTGGAATTGGGTTAGGGATTCATATAAAGAGTCTTCTAGAATCAATTTAATTAAAAGTGTATTAAAACGAGAACTTTTGTACAGTCATAATTATAGAAATACTGGTATATTTTCTGGTGCAAATTGGACAACTTGGATGATACAACTTGGATATGAAGTTAATAGTCGATTTGATATTGATAAGCAGATGTGTGATAATATTGTGGATGACTTTGCCGTATAAATAACCCTGTAGCAAATCGTGTGATTATTCGTGGGAACCAGAAAAATTTCTCAGTTGGATACAATCTCAGATGCAAATCTGTCAGGTGAAGCAATTCTTCCTGTCGTCGTATCTGACCCTTTGATTCCTAACCGAAAAGCAAAAGTTAATCAACTTTTCAAAGGTGTTAGTCAGGGCACAAAATCCGAACCTGGACTTTGTTTTGACTTGGACCGAAATACTGGTTTATATCAAAATGCATATGACCAGATTGGAATTGGATTTGGTTCTGGTGCATTATACATGTCCAGAATTGATAATGGAAACAACAGTGTTTCCTTATTCGTAACTGCTGTTGATGAGATTTCTACAAACGCTGATATTGTTCTTTCGCCAAAAGGAACGGGTTCTGTAAAAGTTACTGGAAACTTTGTTGTTTCTGACCAAACTTTTCTTTTAGAAGATGCTCAAGGACCCAGAGTTCGATTCGAAGCAGGACAAGTTGGTACTGGCACCTCTACTAGAATTATGACATTTCCTGCAATTACTGCAGGTAGCGGAACTACATTAGTTGGTGCTGATACTCAGCAAACATTGACAAACAAAACTATTCTTATTGACGAAGATAATTTTGTTATTGTTGATGGTCAAGAAGAAGCAATCTTCCAAATCAACTGGGCAATTACTTCTGACACTAGACGTTCTTACTTCTTACCCGATGCAGGTGCAGTAACAACAACTAACGAACCAACCGCAACAGCATCTACACTCCTTGATACTAAAGCAGAACAAATTGTACTCAATAAGACTCTTGTTGACGTTAAGTTTGCACGAGATTCTGAAGCAGACACCGAATGGGTAATTCTTAACACTGACGCATTAACCGATAACAGAACTATTACTGTTCCCGACTTGAGTTTAACTCTTGTTGGTGTCGATACTACACAAACATTAACAAACAAAACTATTGAGAGTCCTATTTTTACGGACCCAACTGATATTACTAAGAGAGCAACAATCAGTACAGAAAATCAAAATACTCAGACTAACAGAGTATTTGAGTTTCCAAGGACTCCTCTGCTAAATACATTAGTTGATGAAAACAATACTTTAGTTACTGAGTTAGCAACTCAAGAAGTATCAAATAAAACTTTGGTACAACCTAAAATCTCTGAAAGTGTAACTCCAGTTGATGAAGACGGCAATCCTCTTGTAACGCCATTTGCTATTACAATTCGTGCAGATAACCTTACTGGGGACAGGGTGATTCGTTTCCCTGATGCTGATGCTACATTACTTTCTACTGAAAACGTCACTGCTGAAGACGTAAACTTTGGTGCTGGTATTGGTGGTCAAACCCTGACTGGTAGAACCAGACAACAACAATTTTTCTACGCAGGATTCTAATTTTTAACAATGGCAAGACAAGGACTTTTAGCACAATCTAAACCAAATGGAGCAGCACTATTGTATGCTGCTCCAGTCGATACTTCTGCATCAGCAGTTCTCAAAATTGCAAATGATGGAACTGGAGCTGCATATGATGTAGCATTACGAGACTTTGACCAAGAATTAGTAGTTGACTCTGCTAATTATCTTCTTCATAAAGGTGATGTAATTACTGGATATAGAGTTAATATTGATACTGCTGTTACTGAAGGAACATTTCTTCCAGGTCAATCTTTCACTAGTAGTAGTGGTGAAAGTACAATGAAATTTGAATCATTCTATATTCCAGAGTTAACAAACATTTATGTAAAATCTGCTTCTGTTAGAGATATTTCTATTGAAAGTATTACAGGTGATTTTAACGTTGGTGATACTATTTCAAAAGGAACTGGTGGTGATACTACTACTGCTCTTGTTTATTCTTCAGCTGGGGGGTTCCTTTCTATCGGACCATCTACAATTAATGGTTCTGGTACTGAATTTATTGATGGTGATGATATTTCATCTTCATCTGGTGGTACTGCAACAATTGCTCTTGGTGGAGTAGGTACTGCATCCGATAAATTTATCTTTTCTGAAACAACTGCTGGTGGAACATACCGAAGACTTTTAAGTTCTTTATTTGGCGATAGAACTTATCGTTTCGATGTTTCCGACTCCTCGATGGCAGGATTGCTGTTCCAGTTGTCTGAAACCGAAAATGGTGAATGGGGTCCAGATGGATTGGCACCTACTGACCCAGGTGATGCTGGTGATGGTGGAACTGAATATACCACTGGTAAAACTATCAACGGCACAGCAGGAAGTGCTGGTGCATATGTTCAATATGATTTCTCTGCTAATCAGTCACTTGCAACTGAAATTTATTGGTATGAAGGGGACTTGACTACTGCCGCAAATGCTAGTTATGGTGGCGCAAGCGATCTTTTCTCGACATCCTCTGATGTTACTTATAGCGAATTTTATGCATATGATTTAGAAGGAACCTGGACTAATAGTGTAGATTCATTTATTGCAAACCAAATTACATACACTGTAATTGGTCAAACTTCAGGACCTTATGGTGTAGTTTCTGATTACACTTCTACAAACCTTAAGGTAATTCTTGGTCCTGGTTCTGTAGAATTTGCTGGCACTGATACTTTCTTTGATGTTCCTAGAGATAACGCAGCAACTAGGAATCAAGTAACTGTTAGTAGTGTAACTACTGCTAAAGGTGCTATTGACGCCAACACTCTTATCGCAGATGGAGTTGCAAATGATGCTAATAATGTTGGTTCCGTCACTTCATTAGTTGTTGGTCCTGGACAGAGAGTTCATGTTAGTTCCGCTACTCAGAATAACGTATTCAGTCTAATTGGATTTGAAGATGCTAGTTCTGAGTATACGACCAGGGTATTTGGTCAGACCTAAATAACAATATAAGGAAGACTTCTAAGAAATGGCTCTTACTAGACTTAAGAATATTATTACGTCCAGAACTGGACGTATTATCTACGTTAACCCTGACGATTTCGATGCATCTGATGCTATTGATAATAGGGGGAACTCTGCACTTCGTCCGTTTAAGTCTATTCAGAGGGCATTCTTAGAAGTTGCTAGATTTTCGTATCGAGTAGGTCTGTCAAACGACGAATTTGACGCCTTTTCGATTATGCTGTATCCAGCAGAATATGTTGTTGATAATAGACCAGGCGAAGTTCTTTATACAAACGTTGCCCCTATTGATGAGAATTCAAACCTAGATTTAACATCACCAAATAACGTTCTTTACAAATATAATTCTATTGAAGGTGGTATCATTGTTCCTAGAGGTGCTTCCCTCGTTGGTACTGACCTTCGTCGTACAAAAATTATTCCAAAGTATGTCCCTTATCCTACAGTATTTGCTGCAAAGGGAATCAATACAGAAGACCAAGTTCCTACTAGGACTTCAATTTTTAAGGTATCTGGTGGTACATATTTCTGGCAATTCTCCTTCTTCGATGGTGCTGAAGAAGGTGTGTATTTCAAACCCGATAGTGTAGAAACCCTTGCACCTAAGTTCTCTCACCATAGATTGACTTGTTTTGAGTTTGCTGATGGTGTGAACTCTCTTTCAACACTTATTAGTCAGGGAAGAGTACCAAACTCAGATTATTCTGCAGTCCCTAACGTTCTCGAAAGAACTGACCTAGAGATTTACTACCAGAAAGTATCTAAAGCATTTGCATCAATTCCCGATACATCTGGTGACCCTGCTGCAGACCAAATTCAACCAAGAGTTGAAGAAAATA